TGCCCTTGTCGGATTCGCTTCGCTCGCCTTTCCCTTTCAAGTTTCCCTAACAACGGGAAGACGTTAGATTATAATGATATTTCGAGGTTGCACAAGGGCAAACAGTGGGACCAGCTCTCCCATCTGGGATACACTATCCCACCAAATTTGAAGTGTAGTTGTGGACTAAGTTGAGAGGTGGGAGACATTATCCCACCCTATTACGATTGTGCCAGTTTGTAATATCAATCAAAATCGTGTATAAATTAACGGTGATATTATGTCCAGATTTGACGAGAAAGCTAAAGAGAGATTTGAGAAAATCGAAGCAAGGCTTGACGAATTGGAAGCGAAGGTTGAGGGAGAAGATGAACCAGTGAAAGAGTTTAACATAGAGGGTGGAAGCGTAGAATAGCAGCGGTGGTTAAACGTGGCTAACCTGACAGACAAACAAGAGAAATTTTGGGAATATTACAAAGATACTGGTAACGGATATGAGTCTGCCAAAAAAGCAGGCTATTCCGACAGTACAGCGTATCACTGGAGACGTGACGTTATCCAATCTGAAGGGGTCCAGGAAGCGATCAAGGAAAAGCTATCAATAGAAATCTTCCGTAACCGTACTCGCATACTGGATTTGTTTGATGATGCGGTTGATGATCTTCGGGGTATCATTCAGAATAAAGAAAATAAGGCTAGTGTTCGCATTCAGGCAGATAAAACCGTATTTGAACAGATTGATAAAATTAGCGAGATATTTGAGATTAACAAAGAAGATGACAACAAAATTAGTGAGTTAATAGATGCCACCAAAAAGCTTGCAGAACAGCGGGGTCGAGATAGCTGATTACGCCCCAAAGCAGTGGGATGTAATCGCCAACGCTAACGCTCGTTGGAACTTCTTGGTTGGAGCTGTCCGCTCCGGCAAAACCTATGTCAACAACTACAAACTTCTCGAACGATTGAAAACTAATCCAGGTCAACCTCGCGCAATTATTGGCAAAACAATGGGGACGATAGAGGATAACGTAATCGAGCCAATGCGTCAGAGATTCGGAGATGATGTTATAAGCGAAATATATGGTTGGAATAAAAAGGTTGATATCAACGGTGTTCCTTTCCGCTTAATATCGGCAGTGAACAAGCGTTCGATCAAGAGGCTAAAGGGGATAAGTTTACAATATGCTTATGGCGACGAAGTCACAACTTGGCCTAACAATTTCTTCGAGATGCTCAAATCAAGGTTAGACAAGGCTGGGGCGCAATTCGACGGTTCGACCAACCCCGAAGGACCTAATCATTGGTTCAAAACAACTATGCTCGACAGAGACGACCTTGACGTGTATCACAAACACTTCACCCTCACCGATAACACCTTCCTCGACCCTGAATTTGTAGAGCAGTTGAAAAAAGAATATTCCGGCGTATGGTACGCTCGATACATTGAAGGCAAGTGGGTAAAGGCCGAGGGTCTTGTTTATGACAACTTTAGCGAGGACGATCACGTTGTCGGCGAGTTGCCAGACAAGTTTAAAAAGTTCTGGATCGGTATCGACTACGGCACGGTCAACCCTACACACTTTAACTTGCTTGGCTTGAGCAAGGATAACGAGCTATACCTCATTGACGAGTGGCGACATTCAGGCGACGAAAGCGGAAGGTCGAAGACTGATGCCGAATACTCACAAGCGTTGCAGGCGTTTATAGCGAGACAACAAGATCGGTTTAAAAACTTCGTGGCCGAATGGGTATTTATCGACCCTTCAGCAAAGTCATTTATCGAGCAACTGAACAGAGACGGGACGAGTAGGCTGGCTCCGGCTGACAACTCGGTACTTGACGGGATACGCAAGGTATCGACACTGATTGGAGCAGATAAGCTAAAGATACACAAATCTTGTGAGAATACGATAGACGAATTTCACGCCTATTCGTGGGATGAGAAAGCTGAGGAACGAGGGGAGGACAAACCAATAAAATCTGACGACCATTCGCTTGACTCACTGCGCTATGTGATAAATTCGTTCGGGAAGAAATATTATAATTTGGTTATGAGGGGATAAACGATGGCTAATAAACAACCTTGGCCTCCAGAGAAATGGCAGGCAAAATATCGCAAGTTTTCCGAGCACTCATCCTGGTATTCGGGATCACGCAATAAGTTAATGCAACACTATTCGATCAAAGGCGATCCTACAGATGGTGCTGGCGACTTCTGGGGGCAGAATCTTAAACCTAATCAGAGTAAGACGATGGTTCACGTTCCGGTGGCTGGTGATATTGCCGGTGTAAGTGCTGATCTTGTGTTGGGGGCACATCCTGATTTTCAGATTCCCGAAGCACATCAAGATGAAGCTGAATCGGGAGCTATCGAAGAACAGGATCGGTTAAACGAGATCGTCAAGAAGACAGATATGTATTCAAGATTGGTCGAAGCGTCGGAGGTGGCAGCTAGTCTCGGTGGCTCATTTCTCAAGGTCAACTGGAAGACAGAGTTTAAAGACTTTCCCGTATTGTCAGTCGCTCATCCCGATCATGCTATTCCGTATTGGAAATGGGGCTTCTTACAGAAAGTTATATTTCACAAGGTCGTTAAGAAAGACCGCAGAGATGTTTATCGACATCTGGAAATCCACGAGCCGGGCGTAATCAGAAACGAGCTATATCTTGGTAGAGATAATGAGCTTGGGCAAGATATTGAACTTGCACGTTTACCAGAGACCGAAGATCTAGAAGAAGAAATCCAAACTGGCGTTGAAGAGATACTTTGTACATATCTCCCGAATAAGTTACCTAATCGACTTTGGCGGACGAGCAACTTAGGTCAGTCAGACTATCAAGGCGTAGAAGATTTGATGGACTCACTCGATCAAGTTTATTCGGATTGGATGCATGAAATTGAGATTGCAAGAGGTCGGATAATCGCAAGTGAGGAGTATTTGAAAAACGCTCAAGGAGAATGGATGTTCGACATGGATCAAGACGTCTTCAGTCCAATCTCAGAGGTTCCGGGTGACGGTTCGGGGATCAACCCCATACAGTTCGAGATACGCTCACAAAAGTACCAGGAGACCGCTATAGAGTTATTTGACAGGATAGTGACTGCCGCCGGATACGCCCCACAGACTTTCGGGCTTAATATTGAGGATCGAGCGGATACAGGCACGGCTTTAAAGCTACGAAAAGAAAAGTCAGAGCGAACGAGAGAGAAGAAACAAAATTATCATAAGCGGGCAATCGAGAAAGCATTAAAATTATTAATGAAGATAGACGCGGAACACTTTAACGGTTCTGCCGAATATGACGTAGCGGTAGAATTTGATGACATGACCGAGGTCGACATGAAATCGACCGCTGACGCTATCAAGGCTCTGGACATGGCGGGAGCTATCAGTGACGAGGTCAAAGTTCGGATGCAACATCCCGATTGGGAAGAGGACCAAATACGTGAGGAAATAGATCGGATTCAAGGTGAGAAGGGTGTGAAGGTCAATGCTCCTGATAATCGAGTGTAATGGCAAAGCTCGACAATCCCGATAAACGTGAAAGGTTTCGACGAAGGCATAATGGAAAATATAAGCGAGAATATGAAGCGGACTGAGGAGGTTTTATGTACGAAATAAGAAAAAATTACGATGATCCAGCGGAGTCAAAATGGTGCATATTAGACAAAGAGGATAATGAAAGATTTCCCATTACACCACATAACTTATTACCCGACGAACTTGACGGGGCGAAAGTAGTGGCGAATAAAGATATTGACGAAGAACTTTTAGTGTCTGGTTTAGATTTAGCCGATATAACGAATATAACTTTTGGCGTCGAAGAGGACAGGTTGACCATCAACGGGAAAGTGATTGAGGAAAGAAGGGCTACTTACGTTGATAATGAGTTATGGGTAGAAAAAAGTGACGATGAATGGATCAAGTTGATTGAATAGGGAGGACAATGAGCATAGAGACTAAATCTGAAAAAGTAAATCAAGGCGAAAATTTCAGGCAGGATCCAATGGCGTTGGAGGTCGCACCAAACCCGAAAGATGAAGTGCCGAATGTGTTTCTAGCAATACCAAATCTAGGCGAAATAGCTACATTCAACACTCTCATAATCGGACGCTGGCTTGCGATGGCTTATACCCAGGAGCGGTGGAATATCAACCTGTATTTCCCTTGCGATCACGTTCCACCCTCAAAGGCTAGAAACAATATTCACAAGGCATTTATCAACTCAAAGTATGATTATCTGTTCACGCTAGATTCAGATGTCGTTCCTCCACCGAACGCCCTTCCGCTCTTGCTAAAATACGTCACCGACGAAGAGGTCGAGCGACACATTGTTGGCTTAACAGTCCAGATGAGCAAGATGACACAAAAGGGTGCTATGCTAGCACCTAGTG